TAGCTGGTATGTCGCTTATAGAATCTGGTGCTGATGGTGATGATTGGGGTTCATCATTAACTAAGGCTTTTACTAAGTATGTTACTGCTGACAAAGCTGAAAAAGATAGGTATGGTGATACCTTATTAAAACTTAAATTAGATAGAAAAAAGACCATTGATAATTTTGCTACTCAGTTAGCGTTAAGTGATATATCAACTGAACAAGCTATTAAAAAACAATTAATGACACAAAAAACTAACCCCTTTATAATTGATGGAGAGTCGGGTGTGCAATATCTTACTGAGTCAAACAAAAGACTTCTTAATAATGCAGGGATAAATTTTAGACCATACTCTGCTGAATTTGATACTAAGTTAGATAATTTTACATTAACAGCAGAAGGTGGCTCTAGTGTTCATTTATTAACACAAGCTCAAGCTAATGATTTGAGAAAAATAGGTTTTAGAATAGAAAAAGGTGATACGTTAAAAAACCAAGTTGCTTTTTACGATGAGAGTGATAATTTTTTAGGTTATGATAGCAAAGCAAACATTGACGCAAGAATTAAAGATGGTGAAAAAATTAATATAAAAACTTTTGCTGAAGTGCCAGCTACCGACACTGAAACTGGTAGACCAATATATGTAAGCCGTAATGTGTTAAACCCTAAATCAGATGCTTATGACCCACGATATGTTAGACAAGAAACTGGGATGTCTATATCTACTGATGAAAATGGTAATCTAATTGTAGAAACAGGTGGAGGCACAGCTGGCAGTTCACTTAGGAATGCAAGACAAACTATTAAACCTTTTGAGGATAAATTTGGTAACACATACGAAGGGGCTTCTATAGTTTTAGACACAGCCGATAGAGTTAAAAAACTTATAGAAAGTGGTGATGTAGTGTTTGGTGTTGCTGGTGCAGCAGTTTCAGGTGTACAAAGAGTTATTGATGAGATCAATGCTGCCTCATCATTTTTAAGTAACAAAAATAATTTTAAACCTAGTAATAAAAATAGATATAACAGGTTATTTATTGATAAAAACGGTAATGGTGAAAGAGATGAAGGCGAAGATGTAGGCTATGATAAAATGTTTAAAGAAGTTTTTGACACAGGTGGCTTCAATGATATGTTTGGGTTTAGTCCTAGTGCTTTAAAAAATGCAAGGATTAAAAGAAGTGAACTACAAGCAGCACAATTCAGACTAGCACTAGCTAACGCTATGTTACTAGGACAAAGAAGTCGTGACATTTCTGACAAAGATTTAGTTTATCAAATGAAACAAATAGGTGCAGATGCTACTAGTTCAGAACAATTATTCACCGTGCTAGACAGGCTTGAAAACGATGCCATAAATAGACTCGAATCAACTTTTAATCAATATTATGATAATATGTCCATGGGCTTTGCTCCAGCACCAAACGGTAAAAGTTTCAGAGAATTAATGAAGGAACAAAGAGACGCACTTTATAACAGACCTATATCAATCACTGACCCTAATTCATTGAATATTTATCAAAGAATAGAAAGACAAAGAGAAAGGTTAAGTAACGAAAATGCACAACCTATAACAACTTTCCTAAGCGTCAATCCTGGAGACACTGATGCCGTAAGTGCAGCTTCTACACTTGATGATGTACGGTTAGGAAACAAAACATACAAACAACACTTTGATAATGTAGGTGGTGATTTTGATAAATTTAGAACATTAGTACAAACATTTAAAAACTTGGGAATTAGTGAAGCAGCTATAAAAAGTTTTACTAAGTATTATGCAGAAAGATCAGGAGCTAGTGGTGCCGATAACTAAAGAAGATGTTATAAAAGACCCTAACTTGATGTTTGATTTTTTAAGTCAACCTAGTGTTGATACAGGCACACAGAGTGAAGCAGAAAGATTATACGAACAAGAAAAACTCAAAGCCTTCGGGTATGACCCTAAACCTAACCCAATGTTTCCCGAAGGCAGGGGTGTTTTAGATAGTTATCAAAAAGCAGTTGACGAAGGTTTTAAGGCTGGTGATCCATTTTTTTACTCACAAGATATGTTACAAGATGTTTCACCCAGAGCTAAAGGTGAATTTTTAGGCATTGATTACACTGGTGGAGCAGGTAATAACGTAGTTAGGTTATATCAATTGCTGCCTACAGATATTGATAATGAAACTAGGATAGACGCTGTTGACGCTATGTTGCGTAAAAACTATACTAAAGAGTTTGACATACCAGAGGATTATGATTATGATGTTAAGCTAGACAGATCAGGTACAGTTGAGTTCACTTTTAATGACCCTAAAGATAATAACAAAAGGAAACCAGTCAACCCTCCTGGAATAAACTACGGTGATTTTAGATCATTTATCGAACCACTGTCCCTTGAAATAGTTGGTGGTGTTGGTGGTTATTTAGCAGGATTAGGTTCAGCATTCCTTACTAAAGGACGTGCTAAACTGAGCGACCCTTATGTTACAACCATACTTGGCGAAGCACTGGGCACTTATGTGTACAGACAAAATGTTTTAGATAACATGGTTAAAGAAGGTTACTTACCCTCTGATTATGATACTACAACTTCAGCTATAAAAGACTCTGGTATGACTGCAGCTTTTGGTGTCGGTGCCACTACTATATTTAAATTAGCAGCATTAGCTTCTAAAGCTGGTGGTGCACCTTTAGGTATCAATGAAGACGAGTTTATAGAGTCATTTGAAAAAGTAGCTAGTGAAGCTGAAGAGTCTGGTTTATCTACCAGTGTTTACACTTCTCCACAAATACTTGAGAGAGGAGAACAAATGGGAAGTAAGATAGTTCTTTCTGTGCCTTCTGGTACTCAACAGCAAATTATAGATGAAATAAACGTACCAGACTCTAGACCAGAACTTAGAGAGAAAGTATCTGAACAGAAAACAATACAAAGAGAAAAACTAGATGAAGCCTTTGCTGATGAAGATTTGAGCGTTAGTCAGGCTCTAGAAGAAGGGGCTACTAGAGACATTAGTGGTAGACAGTTACAAGAAACTGTGACTGAAGCTGTTGAAACTTCGCCTAGGATGGTAAGTATAGAAAGAGACATAGATAACTTTAAAACTAAAAGTAATCAAACCTTTACTAGTATATTAGATAACCCTGACGCTAATGTGTCTGACCTTACTAGAGATTTACAAAATGATTTTATCAAACTTGAAAGAGCTAAATATGATGAGCTAGACAAAGCATTTGATGATGCTATAAAATCTCCTAAACTTGGAAAAAGTCAAGTATTTGATCTTAAAGCAGGTGGATCAGGTAGTATTGAAAAAGTAGCTGAAAGAATAAACCGTGATCTTACTAAAGGTTTTTCTGACAAAAAACTTGCAGGAAGTTTTAATAATATAGTTAATAAAATTCAAGAGTCTCCTAAAATAAGCCAGAAGATTTTTAGAAATAACTTGTCAGAAATAAGAAGAGGACTCAATGACGCATATGCAGCTGGTGATGCTACTGCTATAGAAGCGTATACTGATTTACTAAACGCACACATAAGAACTCAAAAAAGAACTTACAAAAATCTTGGCTTAGAAAATGAGTTTAAACAAATAGAAGGTATAGAAAAATCATACGAAGAAGCTAATGCAATCTATAGAAGAAGCGTCATAGGTGATATTACCAGAGTGCTTAATGATGCTACTACAAGAGAAGTCAAAGTAGGATCAGTTGATGCTTTTAACAGAGTTAAAAAGTTTATCACACAAGGTGGTACTATCACAGGTAAAGGCGGAGAACAAATACTAACATCTCCTGCTTTTATGAAAGAAATATTAAGTGACGCAGATAATAAAGGTATACAACTAGCATTAAGTTTTAAACAAGCGATCAAAAAAGATTTATTTGACAATGTGTTTAATGTTGATGAAGCAGGTAATGTAGTGCCTAAAAGTCCTACAGCTTTTCAAGATTATTTTAAAACAAACAAAGACTTATTCAAAGAAGAGAACTTAATATTTACTAAAGATGAAATAGCGGACTTAACCAGTGTTAATAAAGCTAGTCAAGTATTTGAAAAAGACCTTGAAAGATTAAATAATTTAAGAAATATTGCTGTTAGTGAAGAGGGTGTGCCATTTTTATTTAAGGCTGGTGTGCTTGAAAATCCTGAAAAATGGTTTGGTAGTTTTTGGCAACCAGACAATATCACACAATCAGGTAGATTATTTAGGATATTAACAGATGATAAAACAGCAAACGCTGACATAGTTGAGTCTGTTAGATCTAACATATATAATGACATATTAGAAAAAACATCTAAGACAACACCACAAGGTGACAAAGTATTTGATTCTACTAAACTTGATGCATACCTTGATGATTATAGGACACAACTCACCCAATGGTACGGTGATGATTTTGTACCTAAAATGAAAAGCATTAACACAAGACTCAAAGTATTTGATGATCCTACAGGCAAGGGTTTAGCTCAAGGTGACTATGCCTTATTCAAAGCTGTAAACTCAATAGCTAGGGCACAAGTTGGTATGTTTACTAGAGAAGGTCGTATCATGACTGCTGTTAAAATGGTCGGTTCTATGATGTTTAGGCAAAGAGACTTAGATCTATTATTAGACCCAGACAAGTTATACAAAAGATTGATGAAAGATAAATTTGTCAGAGACCCAAGAACTAGAGCTGTAGTTAGAGCATTAGGTAGGGTATTTTACAGAGAGTCAGCAAATGATATAGAAGGTAAAGAAGATCCTACTTTAGAAAAAGACCTAACTAATATAGGGGATGTTTTGAGGTTAAAATCAGGAGGTCTAGTCAGACCACCACTAATTAAGTTAAAATACAAGATATGATGATGGGCATAGCTAATCTTTTGAGAAACCAACAGTTTGGTAATATACAACCGTTGATACCTATGAACAGACCTATGCTACCAACTACAAGTAGAGGTGGCATAGCTAACTTGATGGGAATGTTTAATAGAACTCCTGGCATACAATCACTAGTAAATCCTAGAATGAACTTCAACCCACGTGGTAGTCAAGATTTACTTAATTTACTAGCTAGGCAAAGTATGTTTGCAGATTTCTTTACACCTAGAGTCAGTGATGACGATATGGAAAAAGATGAAGATAACATGTCAACACAAGACGTACCAGTTGCTGCACCTATTGATGCTGATGTAAACGTAGAAAGATCAATAAATATGAACAACCCAATGAATAATATGCCTAAATATAGGTTTAATATGCCAGACATGAGATAATTTTACCTTTTTTTCGAAAAAGGGACTCATAAACGGACACCCTGTCCTCTAAGCACACCTAGTTAATACTTTCCCTAAGATAATAAAGTTTTTCCTTACAGTCGTTTTACGTTCCTTCTAGGTCAACCAGTCCTTCCATGTCTCTTCTCCAAGGACAGTTTGTGCTATTGACTGCTTTAAACGCAAAGCACGGACTATTTTCTCATCTACAGTCTTTTCACAAACAATATCTATGTATGTAACATTGTTTTTCTGCCCTATCCTGTGTGCCCTGTCTTCTGATTGTAACCTTTTTTCTAAATCGTAATTATTAGAATAATAAATAACGGTGCTAGCAGCAGTCAAAGTTATACCATAACCACCAGTTTGTGTATTACCAACAAAGAACCGCATCTTGTCGTCCATGTCCTGAAACCTAGTAAGTGTTTCTTCTCTTTCAGCTTGTTCAATATCTCCATGATACTCACCTACTGAATATGAACCGTACCTTTCTCGTAGAGACTGAACAATCTTTTTGATGTCATGTCTGTAGTTAGCCCAGATAATAACTTTACCGTCTACTTCTTCTAGTATTTCTAAAAGTTCATTCAACCTGTTTGATTTTAATTCTTTAGTCAAACCCTCATCAGTGTTTACAAAACCACAAGCTATCTGGTGTAGTCTTATAATCTGTGTAATTATATGATTAATAGTAACCTTACCTTCTGATAATACTGCTTGAGCATTTTTTTGAATATCTCTATAAACTTTTTTCTGCTCATCAGTCATCTCAATAGTTCTGCGTAAATAAATCTTGTCTGGTAAATCAAGGCAATCTTTTTTCAGTACTCTAAAACTAAATGTTTTTAAAGTCTCATTTAACTCTTCTAAGTTTTTGTAACCTTTAACTACCTTAAACACCCTACCACCACTTGATTGTTCCATCAAGTCAGCATACCTAGACCTAAAAGCGTAGTAACTACTAAAACCAAGTAACGAGGGATCAAGAAACATACATTGACTAAATAAATCTAGTGGACTTTTAGTAACAGGAGAACCTGTCAGGATTCTTCTGTATTCAGCGTATTTACCTAACCGAACTGCATTCATAGTTCTTTTAGCAGATGGGTTTTTTATTGTAGTGCTTTCATCAATAATAAACATACTTTGTTTATTGTTTATAAACTTAACAGCAAAATCAGTACCTTTTTTGGTACTAAGTGCTTCAATATTCATTACAAAGATGTGTAGCCTGTTAGACTCCATTAAAATACGTTCAAGGTTTAGTTTGTTCTTTTGAGTACCAGCAGGTGACCACTTCAATATGTTGTAGTCTATGTCATCTGGTAGGTGTGCTGGTATTTCTTTACTATACCAATTATCGTATACACCTTTAGGGGCTATGATTAAAACACCATTAATTTTTTTCTCTCTATATAAATTAGCAAAGTCATCAATTACTACTTTTGATTTACCACACCCCATCTCCATAAATAAAGCGTACTCTCTCTTGTCTTTACAAGCGTTCAATGCCTCTAATTGATGTTGATACGGTTGTGTTTTAAATAAAGCTGTTTCCATATATGTAACTATATAATAAGTAAATTAAATATAAACGATAATGCACGATTTATCGACGCTAAGATACCAATAACGTAATAATAGTCTGGCTAATATATCTGTAAACACTGTGGTTATAGGTATTATTTTAGCAACATATTAGCATATTAGCCATTTTTTGCGTAAACGTACTTTTATTAAAAGTTTATCTCTAGTATAGTTAAATAGTAAATAGTTTAGGTAGTGGTGGTGATGCCTTGATAATATCTAAAGTCAGAATCACTCCGATTATTTCTCCTAGAAGTCGACACACCACCATTATTCATAAATTTTTTATTTACTTAATTAGTGAACCATATTAAAAAGGTAAAAAGAGAAAATTATGACAAATATAAATAAAATATTAGAAGAAGATAGCACCACCGAACTAGAAGTTCAAAACGTATCAAGTATATCCCAAGCAGTAAAAAACCTCGAGAAAATCGAGGGAGAGATTGATGCTTTAGAAAAAAAGTTATCTGCTAAAAAAGACGAGTTTAAAAAACTTAGTGAGGATGAAATACCTAATTTATTAGAAGAATCAGGAGTCTCAGAGATTAAAACTACTGATGGCACAACTGTATCGATACAAAGGTTTTACTCTGCTAGGATAACTGAAGATAACCGAGATGAATGTTTTCGCTACCTTGAACAAAATGGTTTAGGTGATATTATTAAGAACACTGTTTCTGTCAACTTTGCTAAAGGAGAAGACAGTAACGCTAACGAACTTGCTGACGACTTAGAAAATAAAGGTTATATGCTCAACCAGAAAAAATGGGTAGAGCCTATGACCTTAAAAGCTGTCGTTAGAGAGCAGGTAGAAAAGGGTTCCGACCTCCCCTTAGATACCTTTAATGTATATGTAGGTCGCAAAACTAAATTTAAAAGGTGAAAAAATGACCAATAAAAGTGCGACAGCAGAAGCGGTAGATGATACTGCTACTGAGCCATCAAAAAAAGAAGTAGTTAAAAAAGAAAAGACTGCCCTAGCTACTGCCTCTATGTTTGCTGAGGATGCAGGAGCAGGACTTGAAAATATAACTGCTGATGATGTAACTATACCTCGTTTAAAAATACTACAGGCTACTAGCCCTGAAGTAATGAAGAAAGACGGTAAGTACATCGAGGGTGCAGTAGCTGGTGATATTACCAATACTGTTTCAAAAGAAGTATTTCCTGAAGAAGAGGGTTGTATAGTATTACCAGTTTCTTACAGGAGATTATTCTTAGAGTGGCAGCCACGTGAGACTGGTGGTGGTTTAGTTCAACAACACATGGATCAAAGTATCCTTAGTCAAACTAAAAAGGATGACAGGGGAGCTGATGTGTTAGAGAACGGTAACTACATTCAAACGTCTGCTACACATTATGCCTTAGTTTTAAGTGGAGACTCCTTTCAACAGGTTATGATTCCTATGGCAGGAACTCAGTTGAAAAAGTCAAGAACTTGGAACGCAGTTATGGCTAGTCTAAAAGTAAAAGCTGGTGATGGAAGAATGTTTACTCCGCCATCATATAGTCATACTTACAGACTAAAAACTGTACAGGAGTCAAACGATAAGGGTACTTGGTTTGGTTGGAATATTGAATTAGTAGGTCCAATCACAGAAGATCAAGTTTCGTTTTACGAGGCAGCAAAAGAGTTTGCGTTAAGCATAAACGCTGGTGCAGTCAAAATGGAAGGAGGACAAGACACTCCATTCTAAAACCCACACTGGCAGGGGGTTTATTAATATCAAGCCTTTACCCCCTGTCACAATAAAAGAGAAATTAATTGGAAACAGCAGAAAAACTGTACGGGATCTTTCACGGCTCAAATAGGGCTCATGGTAGTTTTACTGTTGGTATAGCATCTACAGGTCAAAAAACTCAAGGCACTGCTAAAACTATAAAGACTGTAGGAGCAAACCTTAAACATTGGCAAAAACATTTAGAGGGTCAAGAAGGGCTTGGTATCATACCTATTGACGAAGAAAACTGCGTAAAGTGGGGAGCGATTGACATTGACTTGTACTCTTTAAACTTAGAAGCCTTAGTAAAAAAGATAGAAGAATTTAAACTACCACTGGTAGTCTGTAGGAGTAAAAGTGGTGGTGCACATGTGTACTGCTTCTTAAAAGAAAAAGCCCCTGCTGGTGACATGCAAGATAAATTAAGAGAGATAGCTGCAGGATTAGGATATGGTGGTGTAGAAATATTCCCTAAACAAAGAGAAGTTTTAGTTGATAGAGGAGATATAGGCAGTTGGTTAAACATGCCTTATTTTGAAGGAGATACTTCACTCAGGTATGCTTTTGATAAAAAAGGTAAAGCGTTGACTGTAGAAGGTTTTATTAAGTTTGTTGAAAAAAGATCTATCACACATGAAGAATTATTAAACCTAGATATACCCACTCTAGATGATATAAAGGATGGTCCACCTTGTTTACAGGTTTTACTAAAACAAGGCTTCCCGCAAGGTACAAGAAATAATGGACTATTTAATGTAGGGGTTTATTTGAAAAAAGCTAACCCAGAAAAATGGGAAACAGAGATAGAAGATTATAACAGAAAATATGTGAGTCCACCTCTGCCAGCACAGGAAGTTTTAACACTCATAAGCACACTAAGGAAAAAAGAGTATAACTATAAATGCTCTGATGAACCTATTAAGTCTTATTGTAATGTAGCTAAGTGCAGAACCTGTAAGTTTGGGGTAGGTGGTGGTGGAGCAGCCCCAACATTCTCTAGTTTAGCTAAACTTGACTCAAAGCCACCACTGTGGTTTTTATCTATCGATGACAAACGTCTAGAGCTTAGCACTGAGCAGTTACAAAATCAAATAAAGTTTCAAAGGGTGTGTATGGAGACATTAAATATTATGCCCCCACGTATGAATGATAGAGGTTGGCAGGCACTTATACAGAACCTTATGGACAACGGTATGGAGATTATAGAGGTGAGTAACGACATATCTGTTGATGGTCAATTTAATGAGTTACTAGAGTCCTTCTGTACCGATATGGCACAAGCTAACTCTAAAGAAGAAATACTTTTAGGTAAGCCTTTTACAGAGGAAGGTAGAACATTTTTTAGGATTAAAGACTTAAAAGAATATTTAGTTAAGCACAGATTTACTGAACTAGAAACTAATCGCATAGCCTCTAAGCTAAGGGACATGAAAGCTGAACATAAGTTTGTGAATATGAAGGGTAGGGGTGTTAATCTTTGGTCTATACCTGAGTTTGATTATGGTGAAGAAGTTGCCCTACCCACACAGATATTTGATGAGGGGGGCATATGACTTGGAATGTCGTCCTTGGTCCACCTGGAACTGGAAAAACAACGTACCTTTTATCAAAAGTTGAGGAGCATTTAGAAAAAGGTACTCCTCCAGATAGGCTTGGTTACTTAGCTTTTACTAAAAAAGCAGCAAACGAGGCACTAGACAGAGCCATGGATAAGTTTGATTATAGTCCTGACGATTTACCATATTTTAGGACACTACACTCTCTTTGTTATCGTTGGCTAGGTTTTAATAAAAATGATGTATTAGCTAGAAGTGATCTTAGAGACCTTAGTATAAAAATAGGAGAGAAGATAAACTCAGCTTGGGACGGTGAAAACTTAATGTCACTCAGTAGTAGTGGTGATGAAATGTTATTCCTAGAAAATATGGCTAGAAATAAATTACAAGATTATCGTAGTGCTTGGAATGAATCTGCACCTGACATAAGTTTTATGCACTTTGATTGGTTTGTAAGGAATTATAAAGCATTTAAGCAAAGCAACTTTTTAATAGATTACACAGATATGCTTGATATGTTTTGTTCATCGCCAGATAAACCTAAACTCGAGGTACTAATTATAGACGAGGCACAGGATCTATCAGCTTTACAATGGCAGTGTGTAGCTAAGTTAGCAGAAGGTGTTGAGCATGTTTATATAGCTGGTGACGATGACCAAGCTATTTATAAGTGGGCAGGGGCTGATGTAAATCAGTTTATAAATCTAGAAGGTAAGTTAACCTACTTAAAACAATCTTACAGAGTTCCTCGTAAAGTACATGACGTGGCGTTAAGAATAGTCAAAAGGATAGGTAATAGAAAAGAAAAGGTTTGGGAACCTAGAAGTTTAGAAGGCACTGTAAACAGACATGTTAGTTTTGAACACATTGATATGTCGGTCGGTGAGTGGTTAGTTTTAGCTAGAAATAATTACTTACTGACACAGGTTGAAGAACATTTAAGAAAGGTGGGTAAGGTTTACGAGAAAAATAGTAAGCCATCTGTGTCTCCTATATTACTCAATGCCATACTTGACTGGGAAAGGTTGAGAAAAGGTGAAAGAGTTCAGGCTGACAAGATACGAAAAATATATGGTTACATGAGAGCTGGTAAAGAAGTTCGTAGAGGTTTTAAAACTTTGAAGACTGCTGTAGGTGATGAGATGCTTTCAATACAGGATCTAAAGCGTGTGTATGGTTTAATGGTAGACACTATTTGGCATGAATGTTTCAAGCTCATAGGAAATACTCAAAGAGAATATCTTATATCTTGTTTGCGTAATAATGAGAAACTGTCTGAGTCTAAAATAAGGTTGAATACTATCCATGCCTCAAAAGGCGGTGAGTCTGAGAACGTGGTTATTTTGTCTGACATGGCTCGTAGGTCATACGATGAGTTATACACTAACCCTGATAATGAGTGTAGAACTTTTTATGTCGGTGTAACTAGAACTAAAAATAATTTACATTTAGTAAATGGTAAAACAAGAAGGGAGTTTATATTCTAATGATACTTAATTTTAAAAAATATTTTGATTCTTTTGACCCAGAGTTTACTTTTTGGGATCCACCTGTAATACGAGATTATGGGGGTGGTAAAATTATAGGCAGACCAACACGTGGTTTTGGCGATGGTGTGTTTGAGTATGCTGGTAAATTAATGGATCCTGAACCTTGGGGAGCTGAAGACTTTATGATACCAATCAAAAAGAAAGCAGAAAAATTAGCTGGTACTATATTGGGCAAAGATGTAAACTTTACGTTTTGCCTGTGTGGGTATTATTCTACTAATGGTGAAGGATTGAATCACCACACCGACACAGTACCTACAGAAGACGACTTAGTAATATCTATATCATTTGGTGCACCTCGCCTGTTTGAGTGGAGAGAGTATAACGCTGACATTAAAAAGTCTACAAATACTAGTGAAGTTATTCAGGCATTACACCTACTTGATTATACTACTGAGAATTATTTATTAGAACATGGGGATGCTTTAGTCTTTGATGGTAAATCACAGATGAGAGCTACTCATGGTATACCAGATATTAAAGTACCAGCTGGTGAGAGGATAAACATGACTTTTAGAAGTGGTATTTAATTGCTATACTTTTACTTTACAAGTAAAGTAAACTAAATATATGAATATATTTGTTTTAGATAAAGATATAAAAACTGCCGCACAGATGCACTGTGACAAGCATGTATCTAAAATGATACTTGAGTCCGCACAGATGCTTTGTACAGCACTCTGGAATAATTATCAAGACGCTCCATACAAACCTGTGCATGCTAAACACCCTTGTACTTTATGGGCTTCAGACAGTTTGGAAAACTGGGAGTGGCTTAGAGACTTTGCTATTTATTTAAATGAAGAGTTTTGCTGGAGGTACGATAGGAGCTGTAACCATAAATCAGCTGATGTAATACTTTCTTTAACTAGACCTAATATAGAAAGTAAAGGGCTACAACAACACCCACAATGTATGCCAGATGAGTACAAAGTAACTAATGACCCTATACAAGCATATAGAAATTATTATGTAGGAGAGAAACATTTTGCCGTCTGGACTAAGCGTGATACTCCTCGTTGGTATACAGAACATTTAGGAATTTTTTAAGGTAGATATGAAAGTAAGAGAAAAAAATATTGAAGGCTTTTTTAAGTATGTAAACGAAAGAGAGATGATTCGTATCCGTAAGGAAAGTGGTATGAACCCACCTTGGACAGAGGATAAAATATTAAAGGAGTTTAGTTTTTGTAACGTATCTAGAGAGGATGACCGTGTTACTAAATGGATAAGAGAAAACTGGAGAGAGCCATACGCTGACCACCCCAATCTACCTTTCGCTATGGCGGTAGCTAGGCAAATTAATTGGCCAGATACTTTAGCCGACATAGGTTTTCCTGTAGAGTGGAAGCCTAGAGAGGTTAAAGCTATTATGCAAGCAAGGAAGGATGCAGGAGAAAAAGTCTACACAGGTGCTTATATGTTGACAGGAACTTTAGGTGGTTCTAAGATTGAGCAAACAGTAGATAAAATTTTAACTCCCTTGTATAATAAACACCCAGAGATACTGGGTTATTCATTAGAATCAACATGGCGTAATTATCTACCATATCCAGGATTTAGTGGTTTTATGGCTTATGAGGTCGTTACCGACTTAAGACACACTCATCACTTAGGTAATGCTGTAGATATACATAGCTGGGCTAATCCAGGTCCAGGTGCTAAACGTGGTATCAACAGAATTAATGGTTATGATTTAGATAACCGCATGACTATGGAGGAGTGGGTAAACGAGATGAAAGAGTTACTTGAAGAGTCTCCTTATCATTTAGAAGGGCATTTTACAAGGTGGTTAGAGATGAGAGATATTGAACATAACTTATGTGAGTTTGATAAGTACGAAAGAGTGAGGCTAGGGCAAGGTAGACCTAGAGCAAAATATAACTATGCAAATAGATCGTAAAGCGTTATTAGAATCGGTTACAGATACAAGTTTAGGGTTCATAATAAATTTCCCTTTATCTTGGTTAGTTTTATTTCTAATGTTGATGTTTACTCAAGACGCACTATTAATATCAATAATACAAACTACTGTAATAACTGTAACTGCTATTATCAGAAGATACATTACAAGAATTTATTTTAGAGATTTAACTTATAAGGAGGAACAATGAAAATTTATATTCCCACTAGAGGAAGACCGCTTAATCAAGAAACTTTAAAATGGTTTCCTAAAGAAATGCAGACAGATGGTTCTGTAGTCTTAGTAATAGACGAAGACGAAAAAGATGAATACTTTAAATATAAAGATACACCTAAGATGATTGTACCTAAAGACTGTATAGGTATAGGTCCAAAGCGTAAGTACATTGTAGAAAATACAGATGACTCTCGTATAGTTATGTTAGACGATGACTTACGTTTTTATGTTCGTAAAAGTCCAACAGATTGGCACTTACGTTATCTAGAATCAAATGAGTACCCAGCCTTGTTTGGTTTGCTTGATGAGTGGATGAGTCAGGACTATGCTCATGTAGGAATTAGTGCTAGAGAAGGTAACAACCGTGTAGAAGATTTATCTGTAGAGAACACTAGGTATATGAGGGTATTAGGTTACAACTTAGATGTTTTTCCTGATGACGTAGAGTGGGGGAGAACTAAAGTGATGGAGGATTTTGACATAGCCTTACAACTATTAAGAAGAGGTAGAGCCAGTAAGATAAGTTTTTACTATGCTCAGGGTCAAAAGTCTTCGAACGCTAAAGGTGGGTGTAGTGAATGGAGAACTATTGATGTACATAATGAGGGGGCTGAAAGGCTGCATGAGTTACACCCTGATTATGTCAAGGTGGTTGAAAAACAAACTAAAACAGCTTGGAATGGATTACCTCGTAAGGATGTAATCATAAGTTGGAAAAAAGCATATAGAGGTTAAAAATGCAAGTATTAACAGTTAGGAACGTAGAGGATGCCTTCTTACAAGGTATGAACCTTTTACAAGAAGACCATAATATTGAAATAACAAGGAATGGTCAAGCATATGTTTGTCCTGAACCTGTAACCACAATATTTACAGAGCCTACAGAAAGAGTTATTTTTTGGGAGGAAAGAGATGCTAACCCCTTTTTCCATTTTATGGAGGGACTATGGATGTTAGCAGGTCGTAATGATCTAAAGTCCATGGAGTTTTATAACAAACGCATGAGAGAGTACAGTGATGATGGTGAGATCTTATGGGGAGCTTACGGTTGGCGATGGAGAGAGTATTTTAATAAAGATCAGCTACAAATAATTATCGATAGGCTAAATAAAAATAAATCAGACAGGCGATGTGTATTACAGATGTGGGATGCTGTAGAAGACTTAAATAGGAACGGTGTTGATGTGCCTTGTAATACCCATATATATTTCCTTGTCCGTCATTGTGAACAGATGGGCTACCCTGTATTAGAGATGACTGTCTGTAATAGGTCAAACGATATAATCTGGGGAGCGTATGGGGCAAACGCAGTACACCTTTCTATGTTACAAGAATACGTGGCTAGTGCTATAGGTGTAAAGGTCGGTAAGTATAGACAGATTAGTAATAACTATCATGCATATAAAAAGATATATGACGAAATATATGAAGAGATGATGAAAAGAGATGCCTTTGATTTTTATACAACAAAATATCTTTTATCAAAAAACCCTTATACAATAGAAGAAGTAGAGCCTTATCAGATGGTAAATACAGATTACAAGAAGTGGACGAGTGACTTACACTCTTTCATAGATCGCAAACCTTTTACTGATATGAGTCCTGATACTGATCCCTTTTTCTTAGAAGTAGCGTGTCCTATACAAGACGCATGGTATTTATCCAAAGAAGTTAGTAAGGAAGAGGCTTTACTTGAAATACAATACTGTAAAGCAACCGACTGGGCTAAAGCCTGCTTTGAGTGGCTCACTGCTCGTGTTAAATAAGGAGATTCAATGATACACCAATGGTCTTATAGCAGGTTATCCTGTTTTGAAAAATGTCCCAAACAAGCTGAATTTAAATTTGTAAAAAGGATAAAGGAACCTGGAAGTCCAGCTATGGACCGTGGTAAAGATATGCATAAACTGTGTGAGGAATACATCCGTGGGCACTTTGATGAAATACCAAAAGAGTTAAAAGACTTTGAAGACGGTTTTAATTTATTAAAAGACTTACATGAAAAGGGTCAAGTGATATGTGAAAGTGACTGGGCTTTTACCAAAGAATGGGAAAAAACTGGTTGGTTTGAAGAGGATACTTGGGGCAGAGCTAAAGTAGATGCGTTTGTTTATGACGAGGGTAATAGTAAAGAAGCTAGGGTCATTGACTTTAAAACTGGTCGTTATGATGGTAATCAAGATGCACATAAAGAACAGTGTGAGCTATATGGTTCTATAGCTTTGAAACGCTACCCCGAACTAGAAAAAATTATTACAGAGATGTGGTATTTAGATCATAATAAGATTGACAAATATGTTTATGATCAAGACAGTATCAATATAAAAAGAAATAAAATAGAAGTGAGGGCTATTGAGATGACAGAAGCTACTGAGTTTCCTGCTAAACCTCAAAAGTTCAAATGTAAATGGTGCTACTTTGGTAGACAAAATATGTGTAGAGAGGCTGCAGTATGACAACAAATATAAAAATGATAAAAATATTAGCTATGAAAGACGTTGATGACCTTGAAAAGTCAGAGAAGTCTTATGGGGATAGTTGGCGTAAGTATGACGGTATAAGTGCGTTTATGAATTTAGCTCGTAAATGGGATCGTATAGAGAACCAATCTAAAAATAAAAAGTATGATTTATTTGAGGCTATAAAAGAGGACATGTCTGATGAAGGCATATTAGATGACATACGAGATTTAAGGAGATATTGTTTATTAATAGAAAGCTATATGCTAGAACATCATTATAAGAAATAATGTTACAAGAGTCTTTTTTTAAACCAGACTCTGATTGGAGTCCGCCTACAAGTTTTCCTAATCTAACTACTGCTAAAGAAATAGCCATAGATTTAGAAACTTATGATCCTTTGCTACTTACTCATGGTCCAAGCTGGGCATTAGGTCAAGGTAGGATTATAGGTATCTGTGTCGCTACTGAAGGATACAAGGGTTATTTTCCTGTAGCTCATGAGAACGGTGCTAATTTAGATAAAGGTGTGGTTTACAGGTGGTTAGCTAATTTATTAGTTTGTAAGAACGATAAAATTTTTCATAACGCACAGTATGACGTAGGTTGGTTATTATCTGAAGGCTTTATTATTAATGGTAAGATACACGATACTATGATGGCTGCTCCTTTAATAAATGAAAATGAGTACAGTTATTCATTAAATAATTTAGGTAAAAGGTTTTTAAATGAAATAAAAGATGAGTCCCTGTTGACAGAGGCAGCAGAGGCTTTAGGTATTAATCCTAAGTCAGAGATGTATAAATTAGAACCTAAGTATGTAGGTTTATATGGAGAACAAGATGCTGACTTAACTTACAGGTTATGGCAGGTATTAAAAAAGAAATTAGTAGAGGAGGGTGTAGAGGAAATATATGAGCTTGAGTCATCACTCATTAGAGTATTAATTGACATGCGTAAACGTGGTGTAAGAGTTGACTTAGATAAAGCTGAACAGGTCGGTAAAAAACTAGAGAAGGAAGAAAACAAATTACTTGATCAAATTAAAAAAGATTATGGCTATCGCCCTGATCTATGGTCAGCAGCCTCTGTGGCACAGGTATTTGATAGAGCTGGGTTAAGCTACCCTACCTCGCCTAAATTAAAAGCTCCAAGTTTTACAGCTGTGTGGTTAGAAGATCATAACCATAAGTTGCCTTTAGCTATCGGTAAGGCTAGAAAAATCAATAAAGCTAGAACTACTTTTATAGATAAGATGATTATGGAACATCAGGTCAAAGGTAGGTTGCACGGTGAGTTACACCCATTAAGGTCAGACGACGGTGGTACTGTTACAGGAAGGTTTAGTTCAAGTAACCCTAACTTACAGCAAGTACCTGCTAGAGACCCAGAACTTGGACCTATGATACGTTCTTTGTTTTTACCTGAAGAAGATATGCACTGGGGTTGTTTTGATTACTCACAACAAGAACCTAGACTTACTGTGCATTATTCTGTAATGACTAATCAACAAGGGGCACAAGAAGCTGCAGATGAGTACCGTAACGAAAATGCAGACTTTCACCAGATAGTTGCTGACATGGCTAACATAAGTCGTAAAGAGGCAAAAGATATTAATCTTGGTCTAAGCTACGGTATGGGTAAAGAAAAGCTGACTAAGCAGTTAGGTATAAGTGTAGAAGAAGCGGAAAGGTTGTTTGAACAGTACCATGCAAGAGTGCCTTTTGTCCGTGGTCTACGAGACAGTGCAGCACGACTGGCTGCTAATAGAGGGTACATAACCACACTATTAGGTCGTAAGTGTAGGTTTAACTTATACGAGCCAAAGTTTGATAGAAATACTCCGTATCCTTACGAGAAAGCTATAGAGGTTTATGGAGATAAAATTAAAAGGGCTTTTACATATAAAGCTATGAATCGATTAATACAAGGTTCAGCAGCAGATATGACTAAGAAAGCAATGTTAAATTTGTATAGGGAGGGGTTTTTAGCACATGCTCAAGTACACGATGAATTAGATATTTCAGTGGGGGATAAAAAAGAGTGTGACATAGTAGTTGAGATTATGCGTGACTGTGTTACACTTAAAGTTCCTAATAAAGTTGATGCTGAGATAGGTGTAAACTGGGGGAGTGTTGAAGATTATAAGGAGTATTTTGCTAAGTAACAGATGAAAAAAACTGAGAGAAAAAAACTGTACTTTGAAATATACATGTTATACACTAACAGTGATATTACATTAGAAGATTTAGGCTATAAGTACGACATGTCAAAACAGAGAGTGTGGCAAATTATTAGGATGTCAAAGATAGGCATGAGTGATTACTATAAAGGATTAAAGGTATATAATGATATCAATAGGGACTTTAGAACAAACTACTCACACATGGGTAAGAGTTATGTAAACGAACTTATGCGTGCGTGGTTAAGGGAAAATAATATACGCTTAATTAAAAATGGCACAGAAAAGTTTACACAGGACTACGAGTTTAGCTGATTCTCCTTGTATCGGCACATGCTCTGTAACTCAGTGGGGAGATACTACCTGTAAGGGATGTGGCAGAACTGACCAAGAAATTAGGGAGTGGAACACATACTCAGATAATCAAAAGAAACTTATCGTTATTAACTGTTGGAACTTAGGTTACACACCTAGACAAAAAAGAGAGCTTGAAGAGGATCTCAAAAAAAGTAACCAATATCCTATAAATTAATTTAATCCCCTATAAGTTATTAGGTAACTTTTAACCATATAACAAAGGAGGTATAAATATGGCACACCAAGTTGAAACTATGGCTTACGCTGGGCAAGTTCCCTGGCATGGCTTAGGAGTGAAAGTTGAAGATAACTTAACTCCCGACGAGATGCTTGTACAAGCTGGACTTAATTGGACAGTTAGTAAAAGACATCTTTACACACACGCTGACCCTGATGTCAACGCTAGTGATGACTTGTTATTTGTTGACAAGTACTCAGTGTTGGTTAGGGATAGTGATAATAAAACCTTTGGTCCAGTCGGTCCCAAGTTCATACCAACCCAGAATAAGGATGCTTTTAAGTTCTTTAAAAAGTTTACTGATGCTGGTAATATGAAGATGGATACCGCTGGTTCACTTAAAAACGGTGAGCAGGTTTGGGGTTTAGCCAAAATTAATGATGGCTTTACTCTTCCTGGAGATGACCGTGTTTTAGGTTACTTATTATTAAGCGTGTCCCACACTTGGGGTAAAGCTAATGAGATTAGGTTTACTCCTATAAGAGTTGTGTGTAACAATACTTTGAGTTATGCTCTAGGTATGAAGGACACTATGGGCTCGTTTAAAATGAGTCATACACAAGTGTTCGACAACGACTTGATATACGCTGCTGAGCAAGCACTAGGTATAGCTGATGACCAAATGAGTCTATACAAAGAGCAGGCAGAGTTCTTAAGTTCTAAGAGCTATACACAAGAAAAGGTAGTATCATACATTAGTGAGTTACTTCAACCTGACTTACTAAAACAACAGTCTGAGATGGAAAAAACTACTGAAATAAGGGCTATCGCTAATCGTCAAACTATGCTTGACGAGTTTAAGATGATTCCTTCCCTTGTGCATTCTTCATTAGAGACACAACCTGGAGCCAACATGAAGTCCTCTAAAGGGACTTGGTGGGGTGCAGCGAATGCAGTTACTTACGTCATTGACCATAAGTGGGGTCGTGATAGAGATGCTTCGTTACACAACGCATGGTTTGGTGGACGTGCTAACCTTAAGAATAAAGCGATGGATTTAGCCGTCGAATACGCTAAGGCAGCATAATGAGAGATTACAGCTACGAGGAACTAGCAGACCTTACACAAGAGTTGGCTGAGGAACTCGTAGCTGTAGCTCGTGAAAGAGCTATTGAAAGAGGACTACCTACTCACCTTATCTCAGGTGCCATGCTCTTTGGTGCCGTTGCAGCTGCCATCCGTATGGCTGAAGATCAAAGCGAAGATTCTGAATTAAGTTACGATGATATTGACTTTCACAGCCTATCAACTGTAATGAAAATCGGTCTTGACTCTGCGATTTTTTATTATGGCAACATACAAGAAGACTACGATACTTTACACTAATCTTTACTTTAATTACGATCTGTTATAATATTTACTATTATTAACTAAGGAGCATTTTATGAGCAAAGAAAGTTTAAAAAAAAGTTTAACTTGGAAAGATCTGAGAGAACTTATCAACCTATCCACTAAGAGAAAATATAATAGAGTATTGAACATTGATTTTTTATTCACTAATATAAAAGAAAATTATAACGAACTAAATGAGGACACTGTTTTTATAGCTTCACCACTCATGGTTCATGAACACAAAGAGGGTAAAAAGTGTGAACCACACATGAGAATATCTGTATGGGTTCCTGGATTAAATCAAATAGTACTCGACTGTGATATGGATTTGTGGCGTAGTTATGAGTCTTTAGGTGATGCTACAGAAACATTAGTCGAACTTTTTCAAAACAAAGAGGTACATTAATGGAAATTACTAAAGATATTCCTATCCCTGAACTTAAAACCCCCAGCAGAAACAAATATGATTTGTGGAAAATGGAGGTAGGTGACAGTTTTGCTATACCATTTAACGATACTGATGCTGTTAAAGTTAGAACTGCTGTTAGTAACTATGGACGCAGGAACGATAAAAAGTTTGTAACTCGTAAAGTTATGGAAGATGATCAAACTTTTTTACGTGTGTGGAGGATTGATGCCTGATAAATATAATCTTAAAACTATGAAGCAAGGTGACGGTTTTTTCCGTACTTGTGAGAGCAGGAAAGAAGCTAATAAAATAGCTGACTCAGTTTACAAATATGCTAAGAGATATGGTAAAAGATTTACCACTAATATTAAACCATGGTTTCATAACAACTTTCAAATCTTAGTACAAAGGTTGCCTGATGAAACTGACACCTAAACAAGAGAAGTTTGCTCAAGCAGTGGCTAAAGGTATGTCCAAAAAAGATGCTGCTATAGAAGCTGGTTACTCAGAAAAAAATGCTGGTAAAGCAGGCACTACCCTTACCAGTGATCAATATCCCCTA